TGAGATTAGCGAATCCGACAAAGAGCGCAACTGGTATCAACCGACACCGACCATCATGGCGAATGAACAATACAATTATGTGAACGACACAGCAGAGTTTAATAAAAATGGAGGGCTTGAATGAAAATACCTAAAACCGTCCGCATTGGTGGGGTTGAGTATTCGGTTGAATTTATAAACAATCTCAACGATGGAGTAAGGGTGCTAAACGGGCAAGTCGAATACGCCCAAAGCAAAATACGGATAAAGAGCGATGACGAATATCAACATCAATGCGTAACGCTTGTTCATGAGATACTCCACGCGATCGCCGCGCAACGCTGCATGGAGCTTGGAGATAACGAGGAAAAGATTATTGACGGATTTGCGTATGGCGTTTATCAAATTCTTCAAGACAACGGGGCAAAACTGATTGACGCTAAAAAATAAACAAGGGAGCTAAACCATGTACGATATTCCCTTAATTAAATCCAGAATCAACTGCCTCGAATACGCCCAACGCATGGGTATTGCGGTGCGTAAGGATGGGGACCGTTGCAGATCACCGCTAAGACCGTCTGCGGACAATAAGAGCGCATTTTCTGTTCACCGTGACTATTGGCACGATTTCGTGTCGGGCGATTCTGGGGACGTTATAGACCTCTCTGCAGCGATTAATCACAACGGCGATAGGGGGCTTGCTATACAAGAGCTTGCAAGGCTCACAGGCGTTATTTCAGAGAAGGACTATATTGATTGGCAACAGCACACGCAACGGCAGGTGTCGCTTATTCAGGGGTGGCACGAGGACTTGAGAACATGTGACCGTGAATACCTGCACAAGCGAAGAATCACAGACGAAACAATCAACGCCTTGCGTATCGGTTACACAGGAATGGGGACAGAGGTTATTGTCAAGGGCGAAAAGATATACAACTTCGCCTCGGGTCGAATCTCTGTTCCGACTTACAAAAACGGCTATGTGTGTTCGTGGGTCGCTCGGGCAACTCGGGATGAGCAGCAGCCCAAATACCTCAAGCCGCCGATAAACGACTACACCGAGTACGAACCTTGGGGACTGCATACCCTCAACCGTTCAACGGATAAGCTCTATATTGCCGAGGGGTGCTTTGACGCTCTTTCAATCGACCAAAGCGGATTCCCTGTTCTCGCAAGTATGGGAGGTTACTTCGGCAAAGAAACCCTTAAAAATGTCCTGTCTATCGCAAAGGATTACTCATGTGTTGTTCTAACCTTTGACACCGATAACGCAGGGAAGAAGTTCACAATCGACTTTGGCAATGTTTTGTTTCTGCATAAAATTACATTTATGGTTGCCGAGATTCCGTATAAATATAAGGATATTTCGGATTTTTATGCAGACGGAAACGAGATTAAGAACCTCACGCTAAAAGATGGAATAGCCCATCTTGCAACTAATATCACGAACAAAGACGAGTTTAAGGAGTTTGCGTATAAAGCCGCGAGAATTATGGATAGAGCCGAACTCGCGGAACTCTTTGAAACTGTCGGAAAAACCGAAACATTCAGCCGAGTGTGGTTAAAGGAAGTCCAATCGTCCTGTTTCCATGCACCGCCCGAACCCATAATCGTTGCTGAAATCCTCAAGGAACACAAACTGCTGTATGTCGCCAATGTTGGGTTCTATGAATACACACCGCAAGGGCGTTGGAAATGGCTTGATGATAAAGTTATTGAGGGCTATATCTCGGACACGCTCGGTGGGTTTACATCGGGTGGGAAGCTCGAACCCATTAAGAAACTTATGCAAGCGGAGATATTTGGTTCCCAAGAATTTGACCGAGCGCCTGTTGTTAATTTCATCAACGGAACACTCGAACTCGACACAGGCAAATTCAGAGAACACTCGCAAGATGATTACTGCTCTATTCAACTTTCGTTCCCATACTTGCCGGAAGCAACAGCCCCCCGTTGGGAGCAATTCGTGGAAGAAATCACAGCCGAGGACGCTAAGCGACAAGAGAATCTCCAATTCATTGCGGGCTATGCGTTGTTCTCTGATTGTCGCCATGAAAAGATATTCGTGTTCACAGGGGACGGAAGCAACGGCAAGACCATCTACACAAAGGTTCTCGAACAACTCTATGGAGTTGAGAATGTGACCCATGTAAATCCTCAAGGTATCACCGAATCGTTTCAGCTTATCCACTTGCGTTCATCTATGCTCAATATCGCAGGGGAAATCAAATCCGACCTTTCTGCGACCGAGGAAACGCTCAAGCAGATCGCGTCAGGTGAAACCATCCAAGCGTGTTATAAGTCAAAGAACTTTGTGCAATTCAAATCTCGAGCCAAACTTATCTTTTGCTGTAACGGTCAGTTGAGATCATCTGACACATCAGACGGACTTGCAAGGCGTTTGACCATCATAGACTTCCCTTGTAAGTTTGTTGAGTTCCCCGACAAATCAGACCCCTATCAACGCGAGAAGGACATATCCTTGTATGACAAACTTATCCCCGAACTGTCAGGAATATTCAACTGGGCTTATCAAGGTTACAAGGATTTGTTGCACTTTGGCAGCTTCACAGAAACAGACGAACACTCCGAACTCATGAAAGCGTTCCGTCAAGCGTCCAACCCCATCGAGTGCTTTGTTGACGATTTTATGGACGACCCGCCCAAGCGCATATCTCGTTCAGACCTCTACCGCGACTATTCGGAATGGTGCGAAAACAACGGACACCGACCATTATCCTCAACCAGATTCCACCCCGAGTTTCGCCGCATTACCAAGAAAACTTACGAGGATTACTGTGCAACCGTCAGGAATGCAAACGGCACAGAATCTAAGGAAAGGGGGTATAAAATCTGGGGACAAGCAGATTGATTTTACCTGTCCCCAACCTGTCACCAAAACGGGCGATAAACCTAAAAACGGCAATCTGGTGACAAGTAAACGAAAAGTGCCTGTCCCCAGAAATAACGGCTTAACCATGCGCTTAAATGGCATAAAAATAGCGGTGACAAGAAGATACATTCAAAAGGTTTTTGAATCAATTCTATATAATATATTATATATAATCAATTTATAGAGTTTCTTTTTCAAATCCCGTTTGCCTGTCACCAAATAAAAATGGAGGTGAAAATATGTCAACAGGAATTAAAATTGATGGCGAAAAATATATCGGTCATACATTCCGCGGAATAGAAATAATCGGCGTTTATCGAATGCCTACTGGTGCATGGGGCGCAGAGGTAAAGTGCAAATGTGGCAAGGTCACTAAAATGCTATTAAGAACAGCGTTAGGATTAAACGTCTGCACTCACAAAAAAAGAGGTAAATCCAGTGATTAAGACAAGCAAAGAAAATGTCCTTAAAAACATCGAATGTTTTCTCCAATTTTCGCGCAAGAGAGGATATGGAATGTATCAGCCGGACATATCGAAAGACACAGGACTTACCCAAAGCCAACTCTCGAATTATGAGAACGGAAAAATGTTGCCAAGTTTACTCGCCGCCATTGCAATCGCTGACTGCTTCGATGTGTCGCTCGACTATTTGGTTGGGAGGTGTGAGAATAAGTTAGCGCATAAGACTAAAAAGGGATTGACTAAATATAAGGAGGATTAAGTATGATGATATTAAGAATTGTATGTAACGTACTAAGTGTTTCTTTTTCACTTGTAGCAATCGTGCTTTGTATTCATATCAAACATAAAATGAAGGAGGACTAATCATGCCAAAGACAACAAACGGAACAATTAAGTCGGTTATTCAGGACTGGTTGGCGGAGTGTGAAAATGTCAAGGACTTAGCAAGAACATATGCAGACATTCGCGTTGAACTTGAAGCCCAATTCAATACAATGGTTGCAGTGAAGTCGAAGCCAGAAACTATTACACCGCCATATTATGTTAACCCGAGCATTGGCACACCTTATAATCCGCACGAAATAACCTGTAATTCGCAAACCCAAACCGCACCCTCAGACTTAATAACATATACGACTGCGAGGCAATAATGATTGACATTCCCAAACCAATCCGCAACCAACTTCGGCGCATGGGCTATCGCCACAGACACGGCTTTGAAATTGACCCTTGGATTTGCGGAAAGAGATACAGGACTTTCCACAATGAAACCGTCTACTGCGATGGCGATGATGTGCTGTCGGTTGAAAAGAATAGGGTGTTTATATTTAATTTGAGAAGGAGAAAAGATTGATGGATAAAGAACCCCGCGACCCTCGTAAATACTGCAACAACTTTACATGTACTCTCGACTTTGCCGAAGCTTGGAATCAACACATTGACGCTATCGACCATCGAAAGCAAGTCCGTGAAAAGTTGGATAAATTGAAGATTAAAATTGAGGAGGACAAAACAAACAATGGAACCAGTCAAAAAGGGTAGACCGCCTAAGCCTAAAGAAGTTACTGCTGATAACATAGAAAGCGCAGGTGAGGAGATAGTAAAAACAAAACGGAGAGCGCCCGGTGATATGATTGCGGGATCGTATGCTAAAAAAGACGATGTTTCCAGAATCCTAACCAACTGTATGAAGTGGTATCAACTTTCTCCCGTTCAATCGCTGGATGAACTCCAATCACGCATAGGCGATTTCTTCGTTACCTGCATAAGCACAGGGGAAATCCCCACAGTTGAGAAACTTTGCCTCGCTACGGGATATGACCGCAGAACTATCTGGACTTGGGAAACTGGCGAAGCGGTGTCTAAGTTGGGTACAGGGGCAATGGACATCATCAAAAAAGCAAAGGATTTTCTCGCAACATTTGAGAGCGAAATGGTCACGGAAGGCAAAATAAATCCGATAGTTTACATCTTCCGCGCTAAAAATTACTTCGGAATGAAGGATCAGCAGGAATATGTCCTGACACCCAACGGAGCGTTAGGAAATGATGGCGACCCATCGACTATCGCAGGGAAGTACAAGGTGGGGTTGCCCGAAGCAATCATAGAAGCAAAGGAGAGCAAATAGTGGAAGAATGGCGAGACGCAATTGGGTTTGAGGGATTATACGAAGTCAACAACTTTGGTAGAGTGAGGCACAAAGACGGTCAAGAGATAAACGGAAGCCTTAATTCGTATGGCTATCGGGCATATTCTCTATTCAAAGATGGCGGTAGAATCACCGCAAAGGGGCATCGGCTTGTCGCGGAAGCATTCATCCCAAACCCGGATAGCAAGAGAAACGTAAATCACAAAGACGGTGACAGAGATAACAACTTTGTGGACAACCTCGAATGGGTAACGCATGGCGAAAATCTGAATCACGCACTCAAAGAACTCTGTATCGACTATTCCGCGAAACCCGTGGCGCAATTAACGCTAAGCGGTGATGTTGTGGCAATATGGGCAAATGCTTCAATCCCCTCTCGACTATTGGGCATAAGTTCGCAGCTTGTGTCTGCGTGTTGCCGAGGCACAGCGAAAAGCACTGGCGACTATTTGTGGCAATATGCCGAAATCACATTCGAGCGAGGGATTAAAGAAATGCAAGCTGCCGCGCTTCGGCAAAAGCTATCGACTATTACACGGGAACTGGCAACTCTTGAAAATGATTTAAAATAGCCCACCGACTATAAAATTCGCACAGGCAAAAAGAAACCCGCCTCGGCTATCCTTTCGGACGGTCGGGGCGGTCGGTTTGTCTGGTGGCTTGGGAGATCTGACCGGAGAGCAGCGCAAAAGCAAAGAGAAACGCAGCGCAAAAGCAGGAATTAAAGCAGGCAAGGCTTTAAAGGCGATAGGAGCGATTATAAGCGCATAGCATACAACATCACGCAAAAAGCAAAAGCCCGTCAGAAGTCAAATAAATGGCATCTGCGGGCTTCGGCATATTCAGACAAAAGAAAACCCCGCTTGTTAGGCGAGGCGAGCGGGTTTATTTTCTCGGCGCGAGCGATTCTAAATATTTCATCATTTCGAGCGGTGAGTTTGTTTCTATGACATCTCCGTTTATAATCGTCCTGCACAAGCCGTTTGTGTATCGCGTGATGACATATCCCTTGAACATTGTTTTACCTGTTCCGTCCGTGCATTGGACGAGTGTAAATTTATCGAACATGGTTCTATTTATTTCCATTTCATAACCTTCTTTCACTGTTTTTTAATCAAGCTTGCCAAGATCAGGAACGGGAAAAGGATTATTGACAATAACCACATCAATCTCACCTCTAAAACGGAAGACGGTCGGGAGCGTTGTCGAATAGATGTGTTCCGTTTTTCCTGTATCCCTCATTCCAGTTTTCAACCACCTCACAAGCTCTTTTCTTTGTGCTGTAAACATTCGCCCAAAGCAGGTTTTTAATTCCCTCTAAAACGCTTTTAATGTTGCTGCTTTGGCTGTATTTGACCGCATAGGAATAGTATTTACCGTTTTCCTCGATCGTGACTGCTATGTGATAATTAGGCATTTTCAAAACCCTCCTCAAAATATTTCGCCTTTCGGCGTGGTAGTGGTCTTTAGCGTCTGACCACCGGAGACGGATATCATTTACCGTTATAAACACGCTCGGCATATCTGCGATAAATATACCACTTGCTAATTTGTTGCCAAAACGCTGTTGTTCCGCTCGGATATATCACGCGCTTGAATACGGCATATTCTCCGGTATAGTTGTCTTTTTCAAGCGTAATATCGCCGTTTTGCATGATAATCATTTAAATACATCCTTTCAATTCATCAATTCCCGCATAAGCGCGGTAAACTTCTTTTTGCTTCCTGCTATCTTTCGGAGTATCGCCCAGAGGCATGGAGAGAAGGCAAGGCAGGAGAGGAGGAATAATGCGAATATTTCCATAACAATCACGTTTGGGCGCAGAATTCGCAAAGCAGGGATTCAACGGCGGCTTGCTTGTCATCGTATGGCATATCCCAGTTGTTAACAAGCGCGCGGGCTTTTTCGTCATATTCGCGGATGTTGTTGGCGCGTCTGCCCGGCATCCCTCTGTATCCGGTGCAGATCGTCAAGCTGTAAACATGGTACACATCGAAATTCCATCCGTATACACCGCAGGTATACGCGCTTGCATTGTGATAATGAAGCAGGTGCTGAAGGTCGCAATATCCAGCCATAACGATATTAGAAGCACCGTTGACAATGGCCGCTCTGGTTGTCTTGTATTTCATGTTATTTCCGTCCTTTCGTCTGCGCCGTCCTGCGCTGCGGTGTGATCTGGGTGATCACTGAATACATTATATAACAAGTGTTTCATTGTGTCAATAGGTTTATTGAAAATATATGAAATATTTCATAAAATATTATTAAAGCGATATGCAACACAATGGCCGGGGTTTTGTTTGTTGCGCATCGGCATACCCCAAAGCAATGCCGGATCGAATAGGGTACTGGAGGGGGATATGACAAAACGGTAGGGGGCGGGGTGAGCCTTCTAACCGCCGAAAAAATAAAAAAGACCCTCTATATTCCATCCCAAAAATAATTTTCAAAAAAACAAAAAAAGATGTTGACATATATGAAACACTATGGTATTATTGACACAAGAAGGACGGAGGGAACAGGAAGCCCGCCGATTTTAGGAGGAAGCGAAGATGACGATAGGATATGTGAGATGCTCGACTAAGGGGCAGAACCCGGAGAGACAAGAGGTATTAATGGAACGGTTGGGGGTTGAAAAGGTATTCGTGGACATGCTTAGCGGAAAGGACATGAACAGACCGCAGTTGAAAGAAATGATGGGATTCATGCGCGAAGGTGATGTAGTTGTGGTTGAGAGCTTCAGCAGATTAGCGAGGAACACGAAAGACCTGTTGGATATGGTTGAGGTTATGCGGAAAAAGGGCGTAGAGTTCAAAAGCCAAAAAGAGGCGATTGATACCAATACGCCAACGGGCAAAATGATAATGACAATAGTTGCTTCGGTAAACGAAATGGAGAGAGAGTTATTGTTGGAACGGCAAGCCGAAGGAATTGTACTTAGAAAGGCAAGAGGCGAGTATAAAGGGCGTGAACCCATCAAGGTTGACCAAAAGCAATTCGAGCAAGAGTACAAACTATGGAAATCGGAGCAGATCAGCGCGAGAACGGCAATGAAGCACTTGGGGTTGAAGCCGAATACATTTTATAGAAGGGTTGAAAAGTATGAAAATCAGTGAAATATATCCCGCGATGTCAAAAGCAAACCAGAATCTTGTTAAGAACACGCTCGTCGCCAATTTAGACTATATTCTCGAAGTTGGAACGGACGAAATATGCCAGATGATCATTGACGAAAACATGGATGTTTCCTATTTTGAGAATGTTTCAAAAAAGGTCGAGGAATACAAGTTATCCAAAATTCCTCCCGATTCTGTTTTTTGACAACCCCCTTGCAAACCCCGACCAAATAGTGTATAAAGGAAGAAAGGAGGCGATAGCAATGTTAATGCGTTGCCAAGAGTGTGGATTGGAAATATCGTCTGACAGCAGATATTGTCCGAGGTGTGGGAAACCATCGTTTGACCAAGAACAGTTTATAAGACTACAAAGCAGAAACGCGAGATCGGCAAACGGCATGTGGACGATTGTTGGGATAATTATGTTGTTGCTTGGTCTATTCCTTATATTTGGCGGTTCGTGTTCCATTAAACTGGTATAATAATTTAACAACCAACAACCGAGCGTCTTTGAACGCCTTACTTTAGAAAGTGGGGCGTTTTTATTTTGGATTTAGAGCAAGAATTGCGGAATATCAAGGCATATATCGAGAAAAAACCTGAATTTCAAGCATATCAGGACTATTTTGACATGCTTCGGGCGCTTGGCAAAGAAAACAAGGCGAGTTCCTATGAGCATAATATGTGGCTTAGGCGAGAAACGGCAAAACAGGTCATGCAAGGCGAAGACCCCGTGGAATTGGGGAAATATTACGAGTTGAATAAGAAATCCTATCTGTATATGGCGGTTGATGATTTAGACAGTTACTGTATCTATCTCGAGTGGAACAGGGAACCGCACAAGAAGTTCTATCAACCTCGGCGCAAGGTGTTAGCACCGTTGGTTCGGGACTTGCAGGACTTAGCAGACAGGAAGATTGACTTTTTGGGGGTATCAATGCCTCCGAGAACCGGAAAGAGTACGATTTGCATATTCTTCATGACTTGGCTCATGGGGAAAAACCCCGATGTGGCAAATGTCATGTCGGGACACAGTGACAAATTGACAGACGGGTTCTATCGTGAGGCATTGGCGATCCTGACAGACAGAGAGAACTATTCGTGGTGTGATGTGTTTCCGACCGCAAGAGTGGTCGATACATCGGCAAAAAATGAAACTATTGACCTCAATCGCAAAAAGCGGTTTTCTTCGTTTACCGCTCGGTCGGTTGGGGGAACATTGACGGGTGCCGTTGAAATCGGAACGGGCGGTTGCCTGTATGTCGATGACTTGATTGAGGATTTAGAGGAATCGCTAAACCCAGATCGTCTGCAAGCGAAATATGATGCTTACTTAAACCAACTAAAAGACCGCAAAAAAGACGGTGCGTTTGAGTTGATGGTTGGGACAAGATGGAATGTGTTTGATCCGCTTGGCAGGGTCGAGGAACAGTATAAAGACAACCCTCGTTATCGGTTTAGGGTTATTCCCGCATTGAACGAGGACGGTCAAAGCAATTTTGACTATCCGTATCAACTTGGGTTCAGCAAAGAATACTATGAGGACATGAAAGCCAGTATAGATGACGCTTCATGGTGCGCCAAGTATATGGGTAATCCGTATGTGCGTGAGGGGTTGCTGTTTCCGGTTGACGAGTTGCGATATTACAATGGGGTTCTTCCCGATGGGGGTTCTTTCGATGTGGCTGTCTGCGATGTGGCGTGGGGCGGTGGCGATAGTTTGTCTATGCCGTTTTCTAAAACCTTTACAGGCGATGTTTATATTCATGATGTAATTTTCAATCAAGGCGATAAAGATGTGACCAAGCCCGTTGTAATTGGAAGAAGCAAGCTGCACAAGCCCCATAAAGAGAGGTACGAGGCAAATAATGGCGGTGGGGAATACGCCGATGATGTTGACAGGCGGTTAAGAGCCGAAGGTGTTCACATTAACATCACCGCGAGGAAAGCGCCAAACAACCAAAGCAAGCTCGGGCGCATAATTCAATTTGCCCCAGATATTAAGAAGTTCTATTTTCTTAGCCCGGGCAGGGACGCGAACGGAACACCATATCGAAGCAAAGAGTATCAATCTTTCATGGATGAAGTAACTATGTTCTCACAAACGGGCAAAAACAAGCATGACGATGCCCCCGATAGTTTGGCAATGCTTGCCGATGAACTATTCCACGGAACCGCAAGGGTCGAGATCGGTCAAAGATTGTGGTAAACCACTACATATAGTTATAAAAACGAGCAAACACGGAAAATATAGTGTATTCCCCTTGATTTTAACTACTTTATGTGGTATAAAGAAGATAGGAAAAGTGCGTTAATGGGTGACGCTTTATTGGGTGAAATCGAGGTGGGATGTTGAGCTGGAAACTCATCGCGGAAGATCTATTTCGGAAGTATGGCAAGAACTGGTCAAAAATCGCAGACGAAATGATGTATTTATTCCCGGGGTTAAAGCACTTTGAGGTTAAGGAAAAAATCAGGACGCATATAAGGCGAACGGCGCTGTTTAAGATGGCTGCCACGCAAGACGATGAATACGATATAGACATTTCGGGAATTGACCGAAAGCAATTCAAGCCCCCGATCGTAAAAGCGGTTGACAGAAAAATGATGGCAGAGGTCAACATTGCCGACTTGCATCTTGGCAAACTCTGTTGGCATGGCGACACGCCAGAGAACTACGATTACAAAATCGCAAGAGACACGTTTTATTACATAATCGCGGATGTTATCGAAAACCTCAAAGGAAAACCGATAGAATACATAACATTCGTTTGGACTAATGACTTTTTCAACTCGGACAATGAGCAGAAGACTACAACAGCGGGAACACCGCAGGACACAGACATTCGGAGCAAGAAACTGTTCAATGTAGGCGTTGAGATGTTGGTGCGCGGCGTGGAAATGTTGGCGCGTGTTGCACCAATTAAGATGTTTTATACCCCTTCCAACCATGACGAATCGAGCAGTTACCACGCACTTAAATATCTCGAAGCGTGGTTCAGAAACGACCCAAACGTGACAATCAACACGGACGCATACCCTCGAAAGTATCAATTATATGGAAACACGCTGCTCGGTTACTGTCACGGAGCGAAAGAGGGTACGAGCAAGAGCAAAGAAAAAGCATCACGCCTCGCATCGCTTATGCCTCTCGAAGCAAGGGAGATGTGGGGACAAGCCAAGTTCTGCGAAATGCACACGGCACACTTGCACAGCGAACACGTTTACGAGGAAATCAACGGGGTTATCGTACGCAGGGTATCAAGCCCAACCGCCACGGATGTATGGCATGCAGAAAACGCATATATCGGGTCAGTTCGCAAAGCGCAAACGTTTGTATATGACAAAGAGCGGGGTCACATACTGACCATTAACACGCCAGTTACATAAAAATATAGGTCTTGTGGGTAATTACGCTGCATTTATAACGCTTTGGGGTGGGGGGCGGCAGTGTAATAATTATGCAATTCTACCTTCCTTCCTCCTTTACCCTTGAAGCGCCGGGTCTATCCTTTCTCCCGGCGCGGATAGGGTGAAGATATAAACAAAAGGAGCGATGCAGTTGGCTGATATGAGTTTGTTCGGGCGCAGGAAAATACTTTGTGATGACGAAGTTATAACGAGCGAAAATGTGGTGCGTGTCTTACAGGACGCGCTTCTTGTGCATAATCAGAACAGTATTGAGTGCGAATATTTATATAATTACCGCAAAGGTGATCAGCCGATACTTGAAAGAGAAAAGACGATAAGACCCGAAATCTGCAATAAGATTGTGGAGAACGGTGCGGAAGAAATCGTGTCGTTCAAGGTTGGGTATTTATGCGGTGAACCCATTCAGTACATCAGCCGCAGTAGCGAGGATGGGTTATCGGAAGATATTAGCAAATTAAACGATATGATGTTGATGTGCGGTAAATCCGCATTAGATAAAGAACTTGCAGAGTGGATGTACACTTGCGGAACATCGTATCGCATGGCAATGTCGAACACGCCGTACATTGAATCGGACATTGTGCCGAAGATTGAAAACAGGAAAACGGATTTTTCGGAAGACGAAGCGCCGTTTGAGATATACACGCTTGACCCGAGATATACCTTTGTTGTTTATCATTCGGGGCTTGGTGAGAAGCCGTTGATGGCGGTCAAGTATATTCAGCAAAATACTGGTGTATCGGACAAATTGAAATCCGTTTACAGCGTTTGGACGAATAACAAATATTATGAAATCACAAACGATGGAGATGGAAAATCCAACATCATCACCAATGAACGCGAATTAAACCTGCAATCCATCCCCGTTATCGAATATCCGCTGAACAACGCACGGCAAGGCGTGATCGAAACTGTCATACATATCCTTGACGCAATCAATACGGTGCAGAGCAACAGGGTTGACGGAATTGAACAATTTATTCAGAGCATGATGGTGTTGACGAACGCAGAGATAGACGATCAATCTGCGGTGGCAATTCGAGAAGCGGGGCTTATTAAACTTAAATCAATTGGGGACATTAAAGCGTCCGTTGAGATTATTTCGGAAGAACTCGACCAACAGCAAGTCCAAACATTCATTGACTACTGCCACCAGAGAATCCTTGAGATAGTGGGTATGCCGAACCGCAACGGCGGGTCAAGCACATCGGACACGGGCGCAGCGGTCTTTCAGCGTGACGGACACTCCTCGACCGAATCCCACGCAAAGAGCGATGAACTCATGGTGAAAGAATCCGAGAGGAAACTGTTAAAAATCATTCTGCAAATCATGAGAAACACAGTTGGAACAAAACTCACGCTTGCAGACATTGATGTACACTTCACGCGCAGGAATTATGAGAACGGTCAATCCAAAGCACAAATCCTGACCAGTATGCTCGCTTCGGACAAGATCGCCCCCGAACTTGCGTTCACGCAATGCGGAATGTTCTCCGACCCCGAAGATGCCACCAAGAAAAGTGCGGTGCATTACGAAAAGGTAAAAGCCGAGCAAGCCGCCTTAGCGGAAAAAGAGAAAAAAGAAACGCCGGGTGATGCTGTTGCGTGAGTTCCGATGTAAAACATGCGGAAGATTACTGGGGAAATATGAAGGGAGGGTGCAAATAAAATGCCCTCGCTGTAAAACACTTAACGACACAACGGACAAACCAAATACACAGAGCGACTTGAGCGCCGATGAACAATCCGAATCTGGATAGTTTATTGGCGCTTTTTTATGCGGTAGAGAAACCGCTTTAACAAAAACCCAAACCAAATCAAACCGTCAGAGAAGACGTTAATCCCAAAGATAGTCGGAGATGACTTTAAAGCCCAAAGGAGTAAACACACATGGCAAAACTTGACACTACTAAAATCCCTAATTTCGACACACTTTCCGATGAAGTCAAAACGGTTTTATCGGCGTTTGAAATTGATGACAAGCCCTTTGACCTTACAGGGTATGTGAAGAAAGAAGTCTTTGACGCGAAAGCGAAAGAAGCCGCTGAACATTCCAGAAAGCTCAAAGAGCGCATGACGGAAGACGAGAAAAAAGAAGAAGAACGCGCCGCAAGAGAACTCGAAAGAGACGCGCTTTTAGAATCGCTTAAAAAGGACAAGACCACATCGGAATTAAAGGCGAAATATCTCGGACTTGGATATGACGAAGCGTTGGCGAGTGATACCGCCGCCGCCTACGCATCGGGTGATATGGAAAAAGTGTTTGCAAACCAAAGCACGTTCATCGAAAACGTGAGAAAAGCGGAACGCGCAACCAAAATCGCGGGAGACCCGAAACCCCCTGCGGGAAGCGGTAAAACGCTTGCCCCGAAGGAAAAACTAATAGAGCAGTACGAAACAGCCGTAAAAACAGGGAACCATGTTCTCGCAATGTCTTTACTGGAACAAATCAAAAATACAAAACAGGAGTGAAATTTAAATGGCATACACAAGTCGTGAAGACCTCAATTATTTAGGACAACTTTACCTTATCGGGCAAAACCAGACACCGTTTCTGAACATGGTGGGTGGAGTGAGCGGTGGCGGCAAAACAACCACGTCCTTCAACTTCCCCATCGCACAGCCTTGGGTGTTGAGAGCCGCAGACCAATCCACGGCGGTTAAGTCGGAAGCCACGTCTATTACCGACACAACCGAAATCACCTACACTCGTTCGCAGGACTATAACACCTGCCAGATCATGAAATATCCGTATGGCGTGAGCTTTGCGAAACAATCCACATTTGGCGAAATCGCGGGTCTGTCTATTGCGGGTAATCAGCCCGTCACAGACGAGCTTTCGTTCCAGAAAGCCGCCGCCTTGAAACAGATGGCTATTGACCTTGACTTCTCTTTCTTGCAGGGAAGCTATGTCGCCAATAACGTTGCCGCGACCGTTGCGAAAACCAGAGGCATTAAGAACGCCATTACCACGAACACCGTTGCGGGTAGTGCAGGGTTGACCAGAGCTATGCTTCAAGAGTTGCTTCGTGAAATGGCAACCAACGGCGCACAGTTCGGTAATATGGTTCTGTTGTGCAATGCGTTCAACAAACAGATGTTGACAGACATTTACGGTTACGCCCCGGAAGACAGAAATGTTGGCGGTCTGAACATTAAGCAGATCGAAACCGACTTCTGTATGCTCGGCGTTGTCTGGGAACCGCAGATGCCAACAAACGAAATCTATATCGTTGACATGAGCGTAATCAATCCCGTGTTCTGCCCGTATGAAGGCAAGGTTATCACAGACGTTCCGATTCCCGTCACTACGGCGAAAAAGGGCGGCTTCCTTTACACCCAAGTCGGTCTGGACTATGGTCCGGAGGAGTTCCACGGCTCGATCACAGCGCTTACCGTTTCTTAAATTAAACAATGGAACGAATGACGGGTGGATAGCATCTGCCCGTCTACATTGAAAGGGGTCTATATAAATGGCTGAAATCACTATTGATTACACGACAATTCGCAATCCTCAACTCAAAGAGTTTTTGGAGAACGATTTCAAAGATGTGCTGTTCGCAGTTGCAAACGGACACGACCATGACGGCACAAACTCAAAGACGCTTAGCCCCGCCGCTGTTATCGCGGCTGACAGCGTCACAACCGTTGCGATTCTTGACGCAAACGTTACCTCTCCCAAACTGGCGGCTTCATCTGTAACGACCGCAAAATTAGCGGACGATGCGGTTACGGCAGCTAAAATCGCTGACGGGACAATCGTTGTCGGCTTGATGGCTGCGAACTCCATTGATTCCGACCAGTATGTTGATGGCTCGATTGACACCGCGCATTTTGCGGCAGGTGCAGTAGATACAACCGCTTTGGGCGCAGATTGCGTTACAGGCGCGAATATCGCAGACGATCAGATTGATTCGGAACATTATGTGGCAGGGTCTATTGACGCTGAACATATTGCAGCCGATGCAGTCACAACCGCAAAGATTCTCAATGCCAATGTGACAACCGCCAAGATTGCCGATGCAAATGTGACCAATGCGAAATTGGCTGCACTTGCGAGAGGTTCTATCAAAGTCGGTGGAGCGACAAACCTTGTCACCGACCTTGTGGCAAAAACAAGCGGACAGATTCTTGTGGGTGATGGTACTGACCTTGCGAGTGTGGCTGTTTCTGGTGACGCTACGCTTGCCTCGACTGGTGCGATTACAATCGCCAATGACGCTGTGAGCAATGCGAAACTCGCCAACATCACACGCGGTTCAATCAAGGTTGGTGGAGTTGCCGATGCACCCACAGACCTCAACGCAAAGTCGGATGGTTATATCCTTGTCGGTGACGGTACAGATATTAAGAGCGTTGCCGTTTCTGGCGATATTACGCTTAGCAATGCAGGCGCAGTCGCAGTTGGCGCAGGTAAGATTACCACCGCCATGCTTGCTGCCACAGCAGCACCGAGTACCAAAGCCATTGTCGCTGCACACGCTGCCGCTATCCCCGTTACGGGCAATGGAAACCTTGCTCTGACGATTGCGGACGCTGCCGAAACCAACACCCTTGCAGTGCCGACCTTTGCGGGTCAAGAGATTTGCATTTCGGCTGATACGGTTGCGGGTTCGGGTTCTCGTACGGTTACGGTTGCTTCTCCCGTCAATGCGACAGGAAACAACACGATTCTGTTCAACGCCGCAAGCGAGTTCATCATTCTTCGTGGAATTAAAGCAGGTGCAACCTTTGCATGGCGAGTGGTTGCTATTGATGGCGCAACACTCTCCACAGTTGGATAATCTGGGGGTGAATAAATGAGCCAATCCAGACAGACGGAAATCCTTGAGGACGAACTCACCAAAGGATATACAGCGGTATTGATTACCGCTACAGGGGCGCAAATCAAAACCGTTAAAGCAACAGCGGGCAAGGTTGCGAGAATCCAAGTGGTTGATGCCATTATCACGGTCACGCCCACAGATGGCTCAACCGCCGCATGGAGCGCATTGACAAGCGCAGCCGAGTTAGACCTTGGTGGAACACCAATGCAGTTCAACACAAGTATCAAACTCTCGTTCAGTGCAGCGGGTACCGCGTGGATTCTCTATAAATGACGTGAAAGTGAGGTAAACCCATGACAACTGCGGACAAGTTGACGATGTTAAAGAGTTTACTCGAAATAACAGACACAACGCAAGACACGGCTCTTGGCGTTTACCTCACTATCGCAAAAAAAGAGCTTGTGAGTTGGAGATATGGGTATTCCTCATATCCCAATATCGCAAAAGCCGTTAATTCAGAAGATAACGATGTAAAGGTGTCCGCGAGTTTGTTTATTGAAAAATTAAATCCGACAAGCGGGACAACCTATACATTCACCTATTCCGAGAGCGCCGAGAGTTGGCAGTATGCAAGCGCTGATGTTGAGCTTGGCGAATACGGCTTGACCTATGACGCAGACCCCATTAACGCCGAAACCATTGCGGTTAAGTATAACGAAAATTACCTTGCGGAGTATGACATGGTTCAGGTCATGTCTTGCGTTGTGGGGTATGGGTTGATAGGCGCAGAGGGTCAGACTTCGCACAGCGAGAACGGGATAGGACGGTCGTTTAAGTATTCTGAAATGCTCGAATATATCCACAAGAATGTTATCCCATATGTGAAAGTGGTGTAACCATGCGGACTTGCAAAAGAAATGAGCAATCGCTTTGGTACGCAAACTATTCAAGTAAAACAGCGGCTGTTGATGTGAGTAGCAACAAAACAGGCGAATGGACTAAAACCTATTCAACCCCCGTGAATGTAAAAGTAAATGTGCAAGGCGTTTCATCGAAATACGAAGTTGAACTGTTTGGGGTTCATGCCATAAACATGATACGGGTTGTTTCGGAATCCACATTGCCTATCACGGGTGAGAGCATTATATGGTTTGGAATTACGCCCCCAAGCCCCTATACAGCGACAGCGCCAAAGCACAATTATGTGGTCGAGGGAATCCCGACCGTTCTAAATGATTTCGTTTTCTATGCCCGAAAGGTTGATGTTACTTGAGGAAGATAACCATATCTTTGAGTGATAAATCAATCGGACGGGCGATTAAAGAAGTCGCTAAGTATAAGCAATGGGTTGAAGAAAAGAAAAGAATTATCGTTGAACGCCTTGCTTTAGTTGGCGCAAGCGAAGCGTCCGTGAGATTCAGCGGTGCAATGTATGACGGAAACAACGATGTGGAAGTCACCGTTGAACCGATTGCGAATGGATATGCAATTAAGGCAAAAGGGCAATCGGTATTTTTTATCGAATTTGGCGCGGGCGTTTATCACAACCCAAGCGAACCATACCCCGAACCCAGACCCGCAGGGGTTGTAGGAATAGGTGAGTATGGCAAGGGCATGGGAAAGCGCACAGCGTGGGGTTACATGGACGACAGCAATAACCTTGTAATCACTCGAGGCAACCCTGCCGCAATGCCGATGTGGTACGCCACCAAAGAGATGGAACATGAAGTGCTTAGGATAGCAAGGGAGGTGTTCATGACATGATCGAAATCGAGAACGAACTATATAGCGGCGCATACACAGCGTTTACAACCGCTTACTCAACGGGATATATGTCAGGCACACCCGAACCGATTCCGACAACCTTCCCTGCCGTGTTGTTCATGGAAATGGATAACAGCACATACACCACAACGCTTGATTCCTCGGGGTTAGAAAACCACGCAACGGTAATGTACCAAGTGCAGGTAATCAGTAACGCCTCGTCCGGAAAGAAAGCCCAATGCAAAGCAATCATGGCTATCATCGACACCTATATGTTTGGCAAAGGATTCATTCGCGTGGGTTCATCCCCAATAGAACAAACAGACACCACTCAATACTCAATGATTTCTCGGTATCGAGGAGTTGTGAGCAAAAGCAAAATAATTTATCGGAGGTAATTAAATGGCAATCAGTACCTATCCAATTACGCTTAAAGCGGGTGGAACAAAACTTTGCGATGTTAAAGATTTTCCCGACATTGGCGGTGCGCCTGAACAACTGGACGCAACCACTCTTTCGGACGCTTCTAAGGTTTATGTCGCGGGAATTAAAGATCAGCAAGCACTTGAGTTTACAGCAAACTATACTTCGGCGGCTCTCGCGGCAGCAAACGCCTTGACGACCACAACTGCGTTTGCGCTTGAGTTCGGCTCGGCAGGTGCAAGCGGCACATTCTCTTGGAGTGGAACTGCATCGGCGTATGTTATCGGCGCAGGGGTCAACGGCGTTGTCGAAATGAAAATCGTTGTCATCCCGTCCACTGTCATCACTAAATCCTAAAGGAGGGTATTAACATGGCTATTAGCACATATCCGATTGCGTTGTATTACGATTCAACGCCGTTAGCGACAGCCACATGGAGTTCGCTTAGCCCAATCAAGGATTTCCCTGACTTGGGCGGATCACCCGAACTATTAGACACAACCACGCTTAGTGACGCATCCAAAACATATGTTGCAGGTATCAAAGACCAACAGGCGTTAGAGTTCACGGCGAACTATGACGAAACCGTGTATGACTTGATTGCAACACTTACAACTGAACAGGACTTTCAGCTTTGGTTTGGAACAACTGGCGCATCTGGCAAATTTGCTTTCACCGGAACGGTAATCGCATATGTTCTCGGCGCGGGAGTAAATGGTGTGGTTGAGATGAAGATTGTTGTCACACCGTCAACCGCTGTTTCGGTTGTTTAATAAATAGGAGGATTATATTTAATGGCACGAACATCACTTGATTTCACACACGAAGGCAAAGACTATTCTCTGGCATATACGATTGATGTTGTCAAACGGCTCGATAAATCGGGTCAGCTTGCAAAAATCGTCAACGGAGAACACCCCTTGACCATGACAGAGGAACTTTTCATTGTTGCGTTTGAAGCGAACCATTCTATGATTTCAAACAATATTCGGCGCAAAATCTATGAGGAGTTCTCGGACACAAGCGAGGACGGTTCATTGCTTGAATGTCTGCTCGAAATGATTAACGATGTTCGGGAAGCAATGGCACCAAAGGGAAACGTCAAGTGGAGGATGAATCGGGAGTAGATTCGTCCTCCGCTGAAAAGCCGCTATCCTTTGCAGACTATGCAGATCAGATGTGCCCGTTTTTTATGTCGATTGGTGTGCCGTATCACGAATACTGGTACGGCGACTACTCACAACTCGAGCATTATAAAAAGGCATACGAGATAAAGCGAGACCGAACCAACTATGACGCTTGGCTTCAAGGTGCGTATGTGTACGAAGCTATATGCGCTGTATCGCCCGTACTCCATGCGTTTGCGCCCAAGGGAACTAAGGTTGTCCCTTATCTCAAAGAACCATACGGCACAAAGCACGAATCAGAAGCTCCCAAAGAGAACATTGAGGAAAAAGTGGGAGCTGCAAAGTTCTTCGCCTTTGCCTCACAAATGAATCAGAAGTTTAAAAATAGCGCGAGCGTCACTGAACGCCAACCGATAGAGAACGGTGGTGTAAATGATGGCAGAAGCGACAATAGATCAACTTCAAATTGATATACAAACCAGTAGCACCAATGCGGTAAGCGGATTAAACTTGTTGACCGAATCGCTGACAAGGTTACGCACAGCCGTTAAGGGCGGTATTGGTTTAACCACCGCATCGAAACAACTTCAAATGTTTTCGCAATCATTGCAGACCATGCAAGCGCCCGGTCAAAAGGTCGCCTCTTTGGTCGCCGCATTAAAGCCACTTGAAACGATTGGGAAATCCAATCTCGGGTCGGCTTTAAATCAGTTGCGAAAAATCCCCGAAATTACAGCAGGGTTAGACGATACAAAACTGACCGCCTTTGCCTCAAAGATTATTCAGGTCACAAATGCGATCAGACCTCTTGCTATTGAGATGGAAAAGGTTTCGGCGGGGTTCAGCAGACTTCCGGCAAACATCCAGAGGGCAATAAACGCCAATGCAAAACTAACCACATCGAATCACAAGACCTCAAAATCATACGGCGTTTTAGGTACAGGCATTAGTTCTGCAATGGCAAAAATGACGGTGGCTTATTTCATTGTGCGCCGAATTGCGGGCGTTATTGGAGATTGGATAAACGAATCCAACGCATACATTGAAAATTTAAACTTATTCACGGTCGCTATGGGAGAATTCGCCAAAGAATCGCAGGCATACGCAGAGCATGTCGGTGAAGTCATGGGAATTGACCCCTCCGCATGGATGCGTAATCAAGGTATCTTTATGACCCTCGCAACAGGGTTTGGCGTGACAGCGGATAAAGCGGCTCTTATGTCAAAGAACCTTGTTCAGTTGGGATATGACCTTTCCTCGTTCTTTAATATCTCGGTCGAAGATTCAATGCAGAAATTGCAGAGCGGTCTTGCAGGCGAGTTGGAACCGTTGCGTAGGTTGGGTTATGACTTATCGCAAGCGAGATTAGAGCAGATCGCGTTGTCGCTTGGGATCAAGAAGTCGGTCGCCAACATGAACCAAGCCGAAAAGTCGCAGTTGAGATATTACGCGATACTCACGCAGGTCACAACGGCTCAAGGCGATATGGCGAGAACGCTACAAGCCCCCGCGAACCAATTAAGAATATTAAAGGCGCAAGCCACGCAAGCGGCGAGGGCGCTCGGTAATATATTTATTCCCGCTTTAAATGCGGTTCTTCCGTATGCGATTGCGTTCTTAAAGGTTATTAGAACTATCGCAAACGAGATTGCGACATTATTTAATTTTTCGTTGCCGGAAGTGGATTATTCGGGCGTTCAGTCGATAGGAGAAGACGCAGAAGAAGCCAACGAAGATGTGAAAGAACTCAAAAACACTCTGCTCGGATTTGACGAGTTAAACATTCTTAACACATCGGCAAACGGCGTGTTGGCTACATCTGGCAATGTCCTCGACTTCACGCTTCCCGAATATGACTTCTTGGGGGATTTGATTGAGAATAAGTCGGATGCTTTGGCAAAGAAATTTGAACAGCCGTTTAAAGACGCTCTGAAACTGGTCGGGTTGATTGGCGCAGCTTTGTTGGCGTGGAAAATCGCAACAGGTGTTATGAACACGATTGCATGGATGAAAGGTCTTAGCAATGGCGGGATGATTGCGCTCGGAATAACCCTATCCTTGATTGGATTTACCATCGCGGCAAGCGGATTTAAGGCGATTGGAAAAGGCGAAGCCGAACTGATGGACTATATCAAAGCTGCGCTCGGTTCTGCGCTCGGAATAGTGGGTTCGCTGATTGCATTTGGAACGGGTCCAGTTGGATGGATTATCGGGATTTCGGCAGCTGTTGTTGTTGCTATTGTCGGAATTTCGGTTGGTGCAAAAGAAAAGGTTTCGGAAACTGTGCAGGAAGCGTTTTATGGATATGACGATGGTGCTATATCTATAACCGATTTATCTGATGCGTTTTCCACACTCATGCAAGCGATTATCAATACAAACCAACCAATTATTGACAATGGGAAGTTAATTGATAACGCAAAAGAAAAAGTGAATAAAGCGGTTGAAAGCATAGATGGTATCAGAAAAGGAATTGAACTGGGCGTATACACCGCAGACGAGAAAATCCCCAAATTGGTTGCGGCGTTCACGGAATTAGAAACAGGGACAAAATCTATTCTTGATTCGGTTTATGAAAACATCGTTTCGGCTATTTCGGGTTCGCTTAATCAGGCTCTCATAGATGCAAACTCTGACATACCGCAAATTATCGCCATAATCGCAGGGGTTAAGGGCGAAGTTGACAAGACATTTGAATCAATAACAAAGGACTTTAATGACGCAAAGGATGCGTTTGACGATGGGAATATAAGCGCACAAGATTACTCTACCGCCATTTATGCGTTGACGCAAGATATTAAAAAATTGGTGGGCGAAACTGATCCAGTAGCTGAAGCGTTCGCAACAATCACAGATGCACTTGGCGGTATAAATTGGGGTGACGAAACAGCCAAAAATAACGCATTTGCGATTATATCTGAAAGCGCCGATAACGCAAAAACAGCAGTTGATGAAGCGTACAAGACAATTAAAGACAATGTATCGTCCATGCGTGGGTGGTCTGATGACCCCACATTCCAGTTGCAATTAGACAAAATTATATTAGGAAACGAAGCCACACGCAATAGCCAATTAGCTTCTATACAAACAAATCTTGCCACAGTATTTGACAGCGTTCAAAAAGACTTAATTGCCAAGGGCGCAACTGTCGCGGAAAATGCCGCTGCCGAATGGGACAAAATGGGTTGGTTTGCAAAATTGGTTCAGGGTGGAAGCAAGGACACGTTCATATATAAAAACCTTTACGATTATATGGAAAACACAATCAGACCAGTGCTTGACGAGTTCGGAATCACCGAGGGCAGATATGCGGAAGAAACGATGCAAAAACTGTTGACGGAAATGTTTGATTATTCCAACTACGATACAGGGATTGTGAAACTGAAAAGCTCGCTAACATTGGACGCTCAAGAGATGTTGGAATCATTCGGAATTGATTCGGCGGTATTCGCAAAATCTGCGGGGATGAATATAGCGGTAGGGTTGAGAAAAGGATTATCAGACGAAATGGACGCAAGTGTAACCGCGTTCAAAACCGCAGCATTAACCCCCTCAAAAATATTCAAATCAGAAAACCAAATTGAATCCCCGTCCAAGTTGTTTGAATCTCACGGAAAGAACATCATCCAAGGTCTTTGGGATGGTATGAAACTAATTTGGAACGATCTTATTACATGGTGGGAGAATCTCAAACTTCCCGAGATTGAATTTAAAATGCCCCACTTTGAGTGGTCAACAGTACCCGCCCCAGAGTGGTTGGCTAAGATTCTTTCGGCGCTTGGACTTCCGACACAATTACCGAAACTCAATGTCGAGTGGTATGAAAACGGCGGCTATCCCACCTCTGGCGACCTATTTTTTGCCAACGAAAACGGCAGTCCCGAAATGGTTGGGTCGATGGGTGGGCGCACAGCGGTTGCGAACAATGACCAGATCGTGGCAGGGATTGCAAGCGGTGTAGCGAGTGCCAATTCAGAGCAAAACGCTTTGTTAAGAGAGCAGAACAAACTGCTCCGGCAACTCATTGACCAAGACAAGGTTGTGGTGTTCCCGACCTCCGCAGAAGCGGGCAGAGCGGTATCAAAATCAATCGGAATGTATGACAAGGCAAGGGGTGTCGTATGAGCATAACATACACATACAACATGGGGTTTGCAGCAGGAAGCACCCCTTTGCCTGACCCCTCGGGGTTCTCGGGAGAAACAGCCGATGTAGACGCTTCGGGCGAACGCGACTTGACGGGTTACTTGCACAGAGATTGGGTCGCTACCAAAATACCCGTTGAACTGCGATATGTGAACATCGGATGGGATATGTGCCAAACGATATTAGGGGCTGTTAATTCACCATCGTTTCAATTCACCTATCCCGACCCCAACACAGGGGCGGCTCGGACGGGGACATACTATGTCGGAAACAGGAAGTGGGATGTAGTTTGGATGCCCGTTGGTGAGAGTTCATCGGGGTGGTATGCAAATCTAACATTTAGCGTGATTGAGTATTAAGGAGATAGCCGATGTATAACGCAAGCGCAGCATTTCATACGGCGGTTTTCACAAACTCTCCGAGTGAGAGGGTTTTATTTCGGTTTGCAGATGGCACGATTTTCACAAATGAGGACTTGAATTTATCGAGTGGATTGAAGTTCAGCGAAGCCTCGAATATGGAAAACGAATTAACCATCGGCGCTTGCTTATCATCCACAATCGAAGCGACCATATCAAACTATCACGGGTTACTCACGGGGTTTGCTTTCGGAGAATGTGATGTATCTCTTGGCGTGAGAACGGCGATCACAACGGAAGCGGCACATACCGCCAACGCAAAGATTGTTCTGCGCTATGGGGCGGCTTCACCGATTACAGTTACAGGACACTCCACAACCCCTTATCTGAAAGTGAACGGTGAACCTGCAAACATACAGCCCTCGTTTGCTGTGAGAGCGTTAGTTGCCGAAGGGTATCTTGTATATGCCATAGGTATAAACGGCGAACTATGGGCTGCAACATGGACGGACGGGCTTACTTGGACGGGCGTTTCAACAGAAACATGGAACAGCATAGCGACAAGTACATGGGATGATATTCAAGGGATTTTCGTATTAGCAACGGCGGGAACGCCAAGTGATTTCATGGTTGCAAAGTTTGTCAGAATGGCAACGGCAGGGCGTGGGGTTGCTTATAACGCGGGGATTCTGTATGAGTTTTATGCAAGCGGAACGGTTGAGAAATACGAGTATGTGAAGCTCGGAACATTCGATATTGATACCCCCGCAAAGCGCAAGGTTCGTCTGATTACAACCACTGCATACGACCGCATGGTTAAGTTTGATGTGGTGGCTGATTCGTTTTTATCTGGGCTTACTTATCCAATTACGCTCGGTGGGATATACACGGCGCTTTGTACCTTTGTTGGGGTTACAAGCGCAACTACCACATTCATTAACAGCACTCGGTCATTTACCGAAGCCCCCGCAACAATGGAGAACATAACCGCCCGTGAAGTGCTTGGGTGGATTGCGGAAGCCGCTTGTTCGTTTGCGAGAATGACAAGGGACGGAGAATTGGAACTGGCGTGGTTCGGAACAGAATCGGTCATGATTCTACCGACACAACACTTTAATGCCGAACCCTCTGAATACACGGTTACTCCGATTGACAAACTGCAAATCAAAAACACGGAAAATGATATTGGGGTAATCATCGGCACAGGCACAAACGCCTATGTAATATTGGACAATCCTTTCCTGTATGGCGCAACGGACACTATCATCCGTACATACGGAACGCCCATATACAACCGCCTTAGCGCAGTAACGGCGTTCACGCCCATAACGGTTTCGGCTGTTTGCGATTGGTCGGTTGAAGCGGGGGATATTGTCTCCGTAACCTCAAACGATGTGGTCTATGCATTTCCTGTTTATTTGCAGACTATCACATGGCGGGGCGGGGCAAGGGTTGTGTACGAGTGTACAGGGGAATCAAGCAGACCAATAGTGAGTGCTGTAAACAGGCGGGTCTATAACCAAAAAAGATCGGTTTCAGAAATTGCACAATATGCGGAAAGCATAACTCTATCGGTCACAAATAGCACGACTTCAAGCACGATAAAGTTAATGGCGGGGGCAGTTGAAATATCAAGCCAAAACATATCAATGTCAGGGCTTGTCACATTCACGAACTTAACCGATGGGACAACCACGATAAGCGGAAGCAATATTACCACAGGGGTTATCAACGCAAGTTTGATTACAACCGGAACACTTAGTGCGAGTAGGATTTCAACGGGTACGCTTACAAGCGTTTCGATTTCAAATCAAAATGTGCAAATTGGCGCAAATTCTATTACATTCACAACCAGTGGATATTTATATGTGAATACTGGGTCGGAATCAAAAGCGGTAATGAGTTTTGCTTCAGACACTATAAACATTGGGTCAAGCACGATGTATCTATATATATATTCGGGATATACATACTTGCAGAGTGATGTTCGTGTCAACGGGTCGTTTACTGTTGCAACAGGTTCTTCGTGTAACTTTAACGGAAGTACAGCGTTCGCGGCGGGTGCGTACAATCACGCTCTACACGGGAATGTGTGGATCACGGAAAAGGTTGGGTTTTTCAACACAACACCTATTGCTCAAAGAGGTTGCGCCCAACTGTCTGGCACACAAACCCTTGATACACTAAAAGCCAAAATTAATGAAATCATTGAAGATTTGGGCGCTTACGGGCTATTAAGCTATTAAGGAGAAACAATGAAACTTAAAACATTCGCCATTGCCATTAAGTCACTTCAGTGCCTATATGCAGAGCCTCTTGACTTATCCGTTTCCTATCAACTAAACAAGCGACTGCCCGAAATCGAAAAGTGCCTTAACCTTTTCAACCATGAGAAAGAAAAGATTATGAAACTGTACGAGGGCGAAGAACGCGAAAGCAAGTTCCAAGAATTGTTGGAGTTTGAAACAGAGTTCAACTATCTGCCCTTGAAAGTCAAGGTGCGAGAGGGAATCACGCTATCTGCAAACGATATAAAATCGCTCGAACCGTTTGTAATATTCGAGGAGGTTTAAAATGGCAACACAAAGCACAAACCTTAATCTAACAAAGCCCGCAGGAACGGACTATGTTTTAATTGCGGATTTCAACGGGAACGCAGATATTCTCGATGGTGCGATTGGCGACCCCACTTTGCTTGAAACCACCGTTAAAACAAACATAGTTGCGGCGATTAACGAGGCGAGATTAACAGGCGGTAATAATGCGCCCTATATCGGTGCGAACAAACATTGGTATGAATGGAATGATACCACGCTCGTTTATGACGATACAGAGGAGCAAGCGCCCGGTGGTTCGATTTATGACGGAACGGCAATCACGGGAACATCGGAAACCCCAACCTCATTTACCACCGCTATCACATACGCCAATCCGAATGACAAGTATCTGAACACCGCCACAGCGAATGTTTATAGGTGCGTGGTCGGTGGGGCTGATACGGTTGCCACATGGGTTTATATTGGGAATATCAGAGGGGCAACAGGCGCAACAGGGGCAACTGGGTCGCAAGGTATTCAAGGCGCAACAGGCGCACAGGGCATACAAGGTATACAAGGGGCGACAGGTGCTACAGGTGCGGCAGGGACAAACGGTACGAATGGTACAAACGGCACAGATGGCGAGGACGGAACGGGTAACAACTGGTACACAGGAACGGCAATCACAGGCACATCAACCACTCCAACCGTCTATGCAACAGGAATAACTCTTGCGCTTGTGGGGGATATGTATTTAAACACGGGCGCATTGCCCGATACGGGGTACACCTATCAATGTACGCTTGGGGGTAATGCCGCAACCGCATTGTGGGCTTATAAGGCGAAGATTCGTGGTGAGAACGGAACTGGCACAGGCGATATGCTTGCAAGCGTTTATGTAACATCAGGCGGTGGGGGCAAGGTGCTTGCGGCGGCTGATTCGGATAAGTTGGGGAATGTTGCGGCGAGTGGGTATGCGAAAGAGATAAGCGGGCAGACCGCAGTAATAGCTGAAGATGTTGCTGTGACCGATGTGTTTCCCATCACCGATGTTTCGGATTCTAACACACAAAAAAAAATAACATGGAGCCAAGTAAAATCGTTGTTTTGGAACTCGGGTCTCACATATTATGCGGAATCCGCGAGAGCCAATATATTGTCGGGAGATGCGCTATATCTAATTGTGTGCAAACTCATGAAGTGGTACACCGACTTTGCAACAGTTGTATTTACAGGCGCATATTCCGACTTGACGGGCAAGCCCACATCAATGACACCAACCGCACATGCTGCATCTCATGCAACAGGACAAGCGGACGCATTAACAGCCGCCAACATTGGAGCACTTGCAGAAATTGTCAGCGACACCACCCCTCAACTTGGCGGCGAACTGGATATGAACGCTCACAGCATTGGCGGCACAGAAACCGACAACGGCAACAGCGGAACGAGCAAAGCGATTGACTGGCGCAATGGAAACCATCAGAAAGTTACCATGACAGGAAACTGCACTTTCACTTTCACCGCCCCGAGCAAGTGCGGTATGCTCTCTTTGCGCTTGATACAAGATGGAACCGGCTCACGGACAATCACCCTGCCGACCATGAAAAAGGTCGGTGGCACAGCGTTCACATTTTCGACAGCGGCAAACGCGATTGACATATTGAGCATTTACTATGACGGTTCGGCATATTACGGTCAAACTGGCATAGCGTGGTCGTGAGGTAGATAGATGGCTACACTACCTGCAAGTGCAATATCTCTTTTCCACTTTGAAAATAATCTGACTGACACGCTTGGCAACGCAACCGCAACGAATAGCGGCGTAACACTTTCGACAACCCAAAAGAAATTCGGCTCGTATGCGGCTTATGTCAACGGCACAATTTCATCGGGAAGTTATGTAACTCTTTCGCTATCGGCTCTAACCACCTACACAGTCGCAATGTGGCTATACAGGGCGACCTCGGCAACAACGAACTGGTGGCCTGCGGCGTTTTGTGCGAGTGATGGCACAAATAGCGGCGTGATATGGCACACAAGTGACACATCAAATAACACGCCTATCTATATTGTAAAAATTGCGTCACAAAATACAGAGGTCGGTTCAACTGCAATACCAACAAATTCATGGTGTCATGCGGCGATAACGAGGTCGGGAAGCACATATAAATTCTATCTAAACGGCACACTTCAAAAAACAATTACTAACACGGGAACAATGAGTTTAAGCCAAGTGATTCTCGGCGTGTTTAAGCAAGGTTCAACGGTTTCATCTGACACATATTTCAACGGATATATTGACGAATTACTTATCACAAACGATGTGCTTTGGACGGCAAATTTTACACCGCCAACAGACGCTTATGTTGACCCTGTTATAGCACCCGCAAAATCCCTATTCTTCGGCATGAACTTTTAGGAGGTATTCAATGACCAACAAAGATTTAGTCCAGTTTTGCAAATTAGCAAAAGACAAGCCTGTCAAATACATGTGGGGCGATTGGGGTAGACCCATCTCGACAAAGACCATCATAGAAAAGGCAAGGCAATACCCTGCACATTATACAGCGAACTATCAAAATGAACTCGCCGCCGAAATCAGCAAAGGCGGTATCGGGTGCGATTGCACAGGGTTGATTAAGTGGTTTCTGTGGTCGAACGGCGACATTGAACACACCATGACAAACGCCGATTATCACGGCTCAACCGACAATGCGGCTTCAACATGGTACAAACAAGCCAAAGTTCGTGGCGAAATCGACACTATCCCTCTCGACCATTCAGGGCTGATTGTTTCATTCTCTGGTCATTGCGGCGTTTACATCGGAAACGGTCAAGTCATCGAGTGCACAAAAGGTCAATTTGGGAACGGTGTCGTGCAGACCGCCCTTAAAGACCGTCAGTGGGAAAAGTGGTGCGAGTGCATTAACATCACCTATGAGAGCGAAAAGCCCACAGAGGGGCAGGAAACCGCCCCTGCGGACAAGCACGCAAAGGTTGCCATAACCTGCCCGACATATTCAACACTCAACCGCAAACAGCGAATCGGTGAAGTCTACAAGGGCATGACTGTAAAATATCTCGGCGATTACGGCGGTCTGGCAATCATCATCTATCCGATATTGACAAGCGAGAAAATCGGCTTTGTTGATAAAATCAATATTAAAAAGGAGTAATTATTATGACAATTTGGCAAAGAATCAAAAGTAGCCCCGTAGTTCAGATTCAGTTAATCGCAATCGTTGCAACGCTTGTCGCGTATTTCTTTCCGGAACTCGACCCTCAAATCAAGGCGATTATGACAGCACTCACGGCGGCATGGAGTGTTTTCGCAGGGCTTAACAACCCGACAGACAAAATCAACTTCTAAACCCTAATTTAAACCATAAACAGAGAGAGGTAATTCGTCATGGAGATAATGATTGCTGTCATATCAAGCGGTGCTTTGTCCGCTATCATCAGTGGTTTGTTTACGGTCGCTCAAAATCGGAAAAAATGTAATGACGGTGTTCGGGCGGGTGTTCGACAACTGCTTTATGATAAGATTAAGTTTCTCGGAAGAAAATATATCGAAGCGGGCGAAATATCATCTGAGGACTTAGAGGACTTGATTGATATGCACAAAATCTACCATGACGATTTAGCGGGGAACGGATTTCTTGATTGCATAATGGCAGAGGTTAAGAAATTAAAGGTCGTTAAATAATTTCGTGTGCAATTTCGTGTGCATTATGATTACTATTTAGGCGTATTTTACTATCATTGGTGATAGTTATCAATCATATCAAACAAGCAAAAATCCGCTCTGTTAAGCCATTATCGCTCAACGGTGCGGATTTCTTTTTGGTGCGGGTAACAGGGATCGAACCTGTCACATACCGCTATTTTATGCGGTTTATCCGTTACCGTGTGCAATAGCGTGTGCAATACCGTCAAAATACTTATTGCTAATATCGTCAAATTCGCTTTGCTTTTCAGCCATTAAGTGTTGATAAACCGTCTGTAACATATGGTCGGTTGAGTGTCCCAGACGGGCGGCAGCATACTTATTCGGAACGCCGAGAGCGAGCATGACCGAAGCGGAATAGTGGCGCAGGGCGTGGAATGTAACATCGTCCATGCCCGACAGATGGGCGGCAACCGTATATCGGTGAGCGATTGCGCCGACCGTCAAAGTCACAATGCGTTCATCGGGCTTCTTACCCTTTATCACACGCTCAATCACTTCCGCAACATATTTCGGAACGCTCACGGTTCGTGTGCTTTTGGTGGTCTTTGTTCGGCTTTCGACAAACTCCCCATCACCCGCATAAAGATAGGCGCGTTGAATTTTCAATGTGCTTTTTTTCTTATCCCAATCGGTTGGTTTTAGCCCCATTATTTCCGATCTTCGCATACCGCAAAAAGCCGCAAGGATAATCAGTATTTCCATTTCCGTGTTTCGGACTATATCGAGCAGACACTTAATTTGGTCAGAGGTTGGTATCGCAATTTCAGATTTATTCTTTTGAACGAATACCACATCATCGCATGGGGCGTATTTGTCAATGTGCTTAACGGCGGTGCAGACCACGCCATATACATTGCGTATAGTTTTGGGCGCAAGGGTTTTAACTCTTTTGCTTAACTTCATTTCAGCGTTGATTGCCGATTGGTAGTCGGTCGCTTTTAGTTGCGATATGTGCTTCCCCATAAGCCCGACAAACGATTTATCTCTCACCCTTTTATATTCCCGATAGGTGGTTGGGGAAAGGATATTGCTTCTCGATTCGATATATGCGTCAACCGCTTCGCCAACTGTATATCCGCTTTCCGCTTTGCGCTTGCGTTGTTCCTGATATTCCAAAGCAGCATATACCGCAGAATTTTCGGACGGTTCGGTAATGGATATTCGCTTTCCACTTTCGTCTATTACTTGTACACGCCAGTTGCCGGACGGAAGTTCGTGGGCTTTCGGGACGCTTTTATTTTTAGCCATTATAACACCCCTTTCCAGTGCTTAATCGCTTTGACCGCAAACTCATACGATACATCAAAGTATTCCGCGACCTGCCAAGGCGCAACATACCCATCGTCCGACACAAGCGCACGAAATTTATAGCGAGGCACCAGTAAATCAATGGCGCATTTTGTGGCGGCTGATTCAGCTTTACGCATGGATTCCGAATCAGAGTAGCACGAATAAAACTCCCCTGTCAAAATATGCCCTATTTCGTGAGCGAGAGATTCCCTTGTTTCGTATGAAGGGTCTATGCCTATTGTTCTGTTTGGAAGTGAAAATGCCGTGTTGCCTATGGGAATAAATTCTATATGTATATTTTCGGCATCTGCGTAAAGATATAGTTCTTTCGGATTCATCATTCGGTTGTTCCTCCGAAGAACAGTTTATCTCACTCGCTGTACAATATAACGGTCTTTGCCCAAGCCGATATTTATTTATTATCCCTTGTAAGGAATTTGATGTGTTCCATGATTGTTGCTTTCTGTTCCGCTGAAAGCGTATTGAAATCACGGTTCAGGGCGAACATTGTGATTTCGTCTTCGAGAAGTTCCGATTTGGGTATTTTGAAATACACGGAGAGCTTTTCAATCATTCCCATGCGTGGTTGGTTTCTTTCTGTTTCCCATGCAGATACAGCCTTTTGCGTAACATTAAGTTCCTCTGCAAGTTCGTACTGGTCTATTCCTCTAAGCTCTCGCAATTTCTTGATATTGTTTCCCACTGACATAACCATCACCCCCTTTCGTGTGATGACTATATTGTACTATTATAAATTACAAATTACAATAGAATGTCACAATATTACTATTTTTGAGTGTTGACAAACTACAATAAATAGTTTAAAATGAACACAAGAAACGAGGTGATTGGATGACTTTAGAGAATTTAACGCTCAAGCAACGGCGTGTAATGAACGGATATACACAGCAATATGTAGCTGATAAAATCAAAGTTCATGTGAATACATACCGTAGAATTGAGCGAAACCCCACATCGGCTAATGTTAAGGTCGATACTGCGCTTGAACTTGCGGAATTATACGGTGTCCAAATCGGCGCGATTTTTTTTGCCCCCATAACCATTTAAAATAGTTACGTGTATAAATAGTATAGGGGAAAGAAGAATGAAGCAACTGGGAGAATTGGGCGCAACGCTCAAAAAGTATCAAGCGTTATCGGGAATCGGAAACACGGAACTATCAATGGCAATGCGGATAAGCACCGCAACATTCTACCGCAAGGCGAGGGATGATAACTTCTCCGCAAACGAACTTCGCTTGGCAGCGAGAAAACTGAAAATTCCAAAAGGGGAATTGGCAATTTGAGAAAGGATGATAAACCAAAATGAAAGAACAGATACCCAAGATTAACAAACTGGTCGATGAAGCCCTTGCGGAAGAAGCTCTTTATGTGAGCGGAAGCGGAATCAATAATTCAGATCACGAATCCTACGCCTACATTCTGCAAGAGTTCGACAACACAGACCGCGAAATTCGTATGTTCGGGCTTGACCTTGCGGGGTGGTGGTACGAGATTAAACGCTCCAAATTAGACACAATCGAAACCGCCGATGACAAACGCGAGTATCTAAAGGTCATGAACGCAAGGGCGGTCAGTATCGCGTGCTATGCCATTGAACTGGCGGCGATGGTCAAGAAAGCAACGGTCACACTCAACAACCGGACAGACGAGGAGGAATGATGAAAACAAGCGAAAAATGCTATGGCACCGCAATGTTCATTATCTTAATGGTCGCAGTACTCGCGGACAGCCCGAATTTTCAATTATGGACGGCAATCGCTGTTCTCGGAATCATCGGCGCGGGCGCATTGATTAAATGGGCTATGTCTTTAGAACGGAGGGGGAAGTAACAACACAAACCATCAAATAAAGGGAGGTGAATCAAAACGGCGTTTCCATTTACGAGGTCAGAGGTGTTCGCGTATCGGCTAAAGCAATTAAGGGAAAATCGCGGACTAAAGCAATGTCATGTGGCAAAAGCACTCTATGTTACGGATAGAACAATGTCAAACTACGAGTGCGGAAGATACATACCGAATGTGGAGTTCCTTGTAGCAATCGCAAACTATTTCGATGTTACGGTCGATTGGCTACTCGGACGAGACAAACTATAAATTAGGAGGAAGAATTAATGGCAATAATTAAACCCGAAAATATGGACTTTAGGAACAAAAATATAATCATGATAATCAGCGGATTGCCGGGTGTTGGCAAAACAACCCTTGCGCTCTCTGCACCCGATGTGCTTCTTATTGACGCAGACGAGGGCATGGCAAGAGTAAGACCCGACCACCGCAAAGACAGTTCAATCTGCAAAACCTACGAGGATTTGCTTGAAGACATTAAAACCGCAGAGGGCAAATATAAAACCCTCGTCATCGACACCTGCGGCGCTCTCATTGACCTGCTCAAAGATTGGGCGGTCAGAACAGACACCAAAGCGAGCAAAGCGTCAGGCGGTATCTCTTTGCAGGGTTTCGGCGTAGTCAAGACAGAGTTCCTTCGATTCTCCGCTGAACTTCGCAAAAAATTCAATGTCATATTCCTTTTCCACGAAAGTAAGGAAAAGCAGAACGATGACACATGGTATGAAATCGTCTGCGAGGGCAGCGCGCGAACACTCGTGTGGCAACCCGCCGATCTGGGCGCTCACTTGCACATCGTAAACGGAGAGCGTTATCTCGGATTCACACCGACCATGAACTACAACGCAAAGTCGGCATACGGAATTAAAGGACTTATCAAAGTCCCCGAACTCAAAGAGGGTGAACCGAATGTGTTCCTCACAAAGCTGTTCGCTCTGGTCAAAGATAATATCGCTTCGGAATCCGCTTCGCTCAAGCCCCAACAGGAAGCCTACGAAAAAGCAATGGTTTCCGGTCGAGCAATCCTTGACGAAATAAAAACCCCCGAAGCCGCCACGACAGCCCTTGCGGATATTCGCGCTTTAACTCACGGGCTGACCAGTTTGAAAGAACTTACAGACGCTTTCAAGAAAAAGATTGATGAACTCGGCTATGTTGCAGACCCCGCAACCAAAACATATGTCGCAAAGGCAAAGTAAGCGATACCGCATAACGCAGACATTGCTAAGCGGTTGGTTGTGGAGTTACAAGATTGACGATGGTTACGAGGACTTTCTTAAAACGCTAAACCGAGAACCCAAACAACAGACAAAGGCGATGCTTGACGGAATCCGCTTTGAGAACGTCCTTAACGCCACGCTGAACGGCGCAGAGATAGACCCCACGCATGAGTGGTACGAACCAATCAAAAAGCTTCTACCCTCCTTGCAGGGGGCTTCACAGCAGGTTGTGCTGTACAAAGATATGACGGTAAACGGAGTGGACTTCCTGTTGCATGGAGTACTTGATTATTTGCGGGCGGGGGTTATCTACGATACCAAATTCAGCAAGACATACGAGGTTGGCAAGTATCTTGATTCCGTTCAGCACCCGATGTACTTTGCGCTCACGCCCGAAGCGTATGAGTTCCAATATCTGATCTGCGATGGAACATGGGTTTACACCGAAACCTATCGCCCCGATGATGTTGAACCCATCGAGCGAACAATCAAACAATTCATGGAATTTCTCGACAAGCGAGATTTGGTCAAAATCTATTGCGAAAAATGGCAAGCTAAATTTTGAGGAGGTTTTATGAGCAAGATACAACAGTACGAATCCGAAAAGAAAATCATTCAAGCCAAAGGGCTTTCAGCAGACGAATACGACAAGGCGATTCGGGAACTCATGCGGAGGTTGAAGATATGACAACAGGGTTCGCCAAAGAGCTGTCAAGCGCAATCATTCTTCAAGCGGTCATGGACTGGCGGTTTCTCATTGAATATACCAATAACTTTGAGAAATACAAGAACATGAAGCACCCGCCGGACTACACATTCGCAACCATCAGAACATTCTTTAAAAGCGATTGGTGCTTATTGCTTTGCGAAAGCATTGACCCAAAAATTATTTTGGAGAAACTTGAAAAAGAAAGAAGACAAGCGGTAAAGGTAAAGGCAAATAAAAAAAACAAAGGAGTATATTATGTCGAATTGGAATTATGTTCGTGAGGAAAAAGCAAATGTTTTGGCAGGGGATTTGAGGTTTGAGGTTGTTTCTGCCGAAGAAAAAATGTCGAAGTCAGAGAAGAAAATGATTGTGATTGGTTTGAAACCAAACGGCGCAGAATTTGTGGTTAATGACTATATCGTTGAGGGCGATTACTTCAACCGCAACATGACGCAGTTCTTCGATTCAACCGGAATCAAAGCGGGGGATTTTAACTTCCTCACATGGATTGGCGCAACGGGTGCAGCGAGATTCAAAGAGGACGAGAACGGGTATCTTAAACGCCAATATTATCTTGACCAAAGAAAAGCTGCAACGCTCCCTGCGTGGGTCGGCACAATTCCCCAACGCCAAACAGTAACCGATTTTGAAGAAGTCGGAACTGACAACGATTTGCCTTTCTAAATCAGATCACATTAAGCGGGCGGCGGTTGAAAGATACCGCCCCCGCGAGGAGGTTAAACGATTGCGGAAATACTTAACCGAGAAAGAGATAAACGAGCAACTCAAAGAATTGACAATCATATCCGACAAGCGAGAGCAAGTGAACCAACACATTCTCAAGTACTTCGATGAAAAGAAAATCAGTTATATCGAGAGGTCGCTGACCACAGGCGATTACTCGGCAATGATAGGCGACATGACGCTTGAGCGTGATGTGGTGATTGAACGCAAAGCGAACTTAGACGAGATAGCGGGGAACTTCACCGTTGACCGTGTGCGGTTCGAGGACGAGTTTACCCGCGCAAAAGCAGAGGGATTAAAGGTTTTCCTGCTGATTGAAAACGCCACATTCACGGATATATTCGCGCACAACTACATCAGCAAGTTAGATCCAAAGAGTTTACTTGCTTCGTTGCTTTCGTGGCAAGTGAGATTCAATATAACAATCATTTTCTGCAAACCAAGCGAGACCGGACAGATCACATACGGCATTTTATATTATGCCGCGAGGGAAGCATTAAAGAAAGGATGACCAAAATGAAAAAAGAAATCGAGAGAATTGAAAAGGAACTCGTAGATTTGAGAAATTCAATGTCAAACCGCATTGGAAACATCTGTGCGGAATTGGCGAAACTTAAACAGGAGGACAAGCCCGACACTGTTCGGCTTTGGTGCGCGAATGGAAAAAATCGCGGACATGTTGAAACCGTTGCCGAGGGTACTTGGTTAGCGTGTAGTGACGGTGGAAGATATTATAAACTTGTCAAGCGCCCTGCCAAAGAGGGGGAGTGGGCAAGAAATATCAAAACAGGCGAAGTGAGCAAGGTTATTTCTGAATGTGATGATGAAAGTGGTAGTGTGTATGTCCGCACAAATCAACACAACAGAGTATATAGAGGGGATTCTGCAAAAGCATTAATATCCCCACCGTTTGATTTTTGGAATGAAACCTACTACGAAGTAATCGAAAACTACCACAGCGAACACGAACCCGAACCCGAACTGCTGCAAGGCGCGGTGGTGTGCATTATGAGCAATGATAGCAAGTGGATGAAACTCGGAAAGAAATACATAGCCGTTGATGGCATAATCACGCTCGACGATGGTTACAAAACGAAGCCGCAGAAATCAATCGAATCATTTAACGAAGATTGGGCGCGAATCAAGATCGCCCGACTGATCGAAAATTAACCCGCATTACAGAAATTATAGGATGGAGGAAAAGGGAATGAACAAAACCGAATTACATGCAGTTCAAAAAAGGAAATGGGACGAGATAATCTATAACGCTCATTGCGTTTATGTTGTTCCATCCAGACGAAAACACGACAGCGGCTATCTCTGCATGGACTTTGTCGCCGTCACATTCAACAACGAACGCATAGGTTTTGGCGGCGGTTGTGATGATATATCTTTTGAAGGAAAACACTTTAGGATAGATTGTCATCCCGAAAACGGGTGCGTTCGCATATGGAACAATTATCCGTTCTCTATAAGCGACGATGTATCGAGCATTACATTCACGGAGGAACAATCGAAATGAACGAACTGAACATTGAGGCGATTGAGGCGAGGTTGAGTAACGCAGAAAAGGTGCTTGACAAACAATACACGCATCTCACAAAAGAGAAAAAAATCAAAGCATCCAAAGCGCTTTTCGATGATGATTTTATGCCTGAGTGGTCTAATCTTTACGCCAATGCAGAATTTGACATAGGCGACCTCATTGCCGAAGTGAAGCGTCTGCGGGATGAAAACAAGGAACTTAAACAATCCAACATCACAAAATGGCAAAAGGGATTTTACAACGGCTTGCGATTCGGAAAGGAAAGTGACGCGAAATGACCGAGATTGAAAGTTTAATTAAACTATTTGAAGAACAAGACCCTTTATGTCCGGTCAACATGTATTACATCGAATTGCCCCCAAACTATTTGAGCGTTTTGCTTGAAGCCCTCCGAGAAAAAGCAGAGCGAGATAAAGGGTGTCCCTGTTGCAATGGAAGAATTGGAGATAAAACTGTGTGCGATTATTACTGTGCGTTTTGTGGAAAGAAATTTCCGAGAGATGAGGAGTGATAAAGTGAAAAACGGAACTCACGCATTTTGGATATATGCTGGATGCGAAGTGAAAGATAAAATAATCATTTCAACATATCAAAAATGTTCGTTTTGCGGAAACGTTTATGACTACGAATATGAAATGTGTCCCAATTGTCAATCAATAATGGATGCAAATGAACCAGAAATCACAAAGCCGAGAAATGAGGAGTGAGATATGACCGAGATGGAAGCAATTAAACGCCTTGAAGGTCGATACATGAATCATGCAATGGCGGGTACTACCGCAGAAGCAAAAGCAGAAAACAATGCCATTGACTTGGCAATAGAAGCACTTGCCCTTAAAGTCATAAACGACAATAACCCGACACTGACCGAAGAACAAATTAGGGGGATGGTGGGGAAGCCTGTGTGGATTGAGTTAGTATTTGGAAATGAGTCAATGTATGACATTGTTGTGTCTATTGATAATGGATTTATAAATTATGCGATAAACGGAAACCTTATCCACTCAATATCTAACATTGAATATCTTGGTGAAAGATTCAACCTCTACGCCCACGAACCAAAGGAAAGCAAGATATGAAATCCAAACTCTACATAATCATCGTGATTGTCATATTTCTACTTAGTCCGCTCTACATTGCACTCGATGCAAAAGTTGTTGAATCGGTTACAAAAACTCAAAATAATAAAGAGTTTATAACATCGGGAACACTTTCCGAAATGGAAACAGTTGTTGCAAAAAACGCAACCACTGAGGAATCCTCGGCAGTTGACAAGGAATACTTGACACCTGAATTGACCCTCGGCGACTTAGGACTTCACAAAGAGAATATGCTCTATCTCGGCAAGTACAAGATTACATTCTACACGGCGAGCGCAGACGAGAACGGCGGATATGTCGATGTGATGGGAAACGCCATCACGGTGACAGGAAACCCTGTTCAGGCGAACTTCACGGCGGCGGTTCAAGATGGGAGCATACCATACGGCACAGTTATCTACATTTCCGAACACGGCACATTCATAGTTGACGATTGCGGAGTTGGTGAGAATCAAATCGACATTGCAGTTGACAGCAAAGAACAGGCGCAATCGCTTGGGGTGCAGTATTTAGATGTTTATGCGTTGAAAGGGGAATGACAAAATGAACAAAAACGAATGGATTCCGGTTGAGATGTTTCTTCCGAAAGGGGACAGCGACATAAGGTATCTGGTGGTCGCTCAAACAAAATCGGGAAGGCAATCAATTAACATGGCGTGGTTTGATGGTGCGTTTTGGCATGGTATGGGTAGTATGGCAGGAGTTACTCATTGGCGACACTTGCCGGAACTGCCGGATGTTATAAAGAGTGACCCTTGACACTAACCCGACACACGAAATTAGCGCGAAAGTTATCTGCACATAATTAAGACAAAACAATGCAGATAAATCACAAAATGAGCAAATTAAAGGAAGGAATGAGCAAATTGAAAAATTTTACAAACCCCAAACTCGAACTCTTGTCGGTCTATGACGAAATCGAAACATACACCGATTGCACGGTACAGGTGCTGACCAACAGCGTTACAGGCAATCAATCGGTCGGATGGTGGCGCAATGACAAGCCGCCGATGGAAATTAAGTGGGGGGAATCGAAATGAGCGATAAGACACCTATAACCGCAAAAATCAACTACTGCCCGATGTGTGGGGCTGCAATGGATAAGGAGGCTAAACAATGATTAGTAATGACAAAGTAAAGGAATGGAAATCCAACCTTAAACGAATAAAATCCTTTCCTCGCGGTGATGTGTTCACCTGTCAGGCGGTGTTTTACCTCGCTTGTCTTTTGGATGATTTGATTACCGAATTAAGTGAGGATGATAAAAAATGAACAAGATTGACGAAATCCTCAATTTCACTGATGCGTATAGGCAAATACCTGATGGATGTATTCGGGCGAGTATTTATGTGGAAGATGTGGATTGGTTGATGGCACAACTCAAAAACATGAACAACGAACTCTGTTACAAATGCGGCAGATATGAAAATGCACATCTTGGCTCTTGTGATGGGTGCAGGTGGCAGATTGGAAAGGATGAATGATATGAACATAGGAAAAGCAACAGCCATTTTCGCGCAAATTAAAGATGGCAGATATACGACCGATCAAAAAGGTGAAGCAATTTATCAAGTGATGAATATGCCTACACACAACGGGGTTACGAAAGATGCAATGCTTGATGTTATTCGTTATATGTGGGATATGGTTTTTGCATATGAGGACGGAGCAACCCATGAATAACAAAGAACTGATTGCAGAGGCAAGAGGGTTCGTTCTCAATAGCGATGATTGCGAATACGGTGAATTGCTTATGTGGATGGCAGACGCGCTCGAAAAGGCGGGGAAAGACCAAATGCAATTTATAAACAATCTGCGAGCGGAGTTGCACCTTGCGGCATATAAAAGCGGTGATTGGTCGCACAATGAACATTCGATAGTGGTGGAGTTGTGCGATATAGATTCCATATTTGACGAACTACTTGAACCCGAACCATATGACGATGAACCGACAGGAAAGGACGATAAACAATGACAGCACTTCACACGCTATTACACTTCACATGGTGCTTACCCCAAACGCTGCTCGGATTGATAATCAGGGGGTGCGGATATGAAGCAAAAGACGAATATCAACAGTCAACATTCTTCGCCGTGAAATGGTTGAAATCAAGTTTGTTCTCGCTCGGTAGATACATCTTCACGCCTGACAGGGTAATCGGAGTAACCGAGAAAGATTATAAAATTCTCTTGCACGAACTCGGTCACAGCAAACAATCTCTCATACTCGGTTGGCTGTATCTTCCGGTCATAGCCATTCCCTCCGTCTGTTGGTTTTGGTGTCATAGATGGTTTCATATCAAGCGGAGTTATTACTGGTTCTTTACAGAGCGTTGGGCGAATCGGCTTGCAGGAATCGACCTATCATAACTCAAACCGAACACAGTTTTTGAAATTCGTGTGCGGAAAGTATAAAGAGGAAAGGAGGATAAATAACATGGAAAAATCCAAACAAGAACTGCTCGACAAACTCAAAACCGCCGAGCGCAGAATCTACTTCCTCGAAAGAGAAAACGCCATATTGAAGTACGACCTTGCAAGCGCAGAAATCAAAGTGGGTCAAGCCAAAAGAATGTTGATTCTTGTCCGGCAAGTCGAGAACGGCATGTCCGAGATCAGCGAATCCGACAAAGAGCGCAACTGGTATCAACCGACACCGACCATCATGGCGAATGAACAATACAATTATGTGAACGACACAGCAGAGTTTAATAAAAATGGAGGGCTTGAATGAAAATACCTA